TTATTCCGTTGTTTTTGTGGCATTTGTGGCAAATTTTGTGGTATTTTCATCTGTTTTTAGTGTGAAAAAAGCATCTACTTTAGATTGATTTTGTTGTCGTAAATTAGAACTCAGATGACTATAATATTTTAATGTTGTATTAATATCATCATGACCAAGCCTGTCAGCTACATAAATAATATCCATACCAGCCTCTACACATAGACCTGTGTGCGTGTGTCGAAGCTTGTGTAATGTTACTGTTTCAGAATTAATTGTAGTACATATTTTCTTCAGTGCTTTGTTACATGAAGCGTTGTCAACAGGTTTATTGTGATAAGTAATGAATAACAACATCACCGGATTTTCAATTGCATGCTCTTTCATATAATCAGCATGCCAAGCAAGGTAAGACTGTAAATATTGAACAGTTGAATTATCAATATAGATTACTCGTGACTTTTTTGTTTTAGTGTCCGTAAACGTGTTAGTGTATTTATAATCCCATGCCTTATTCACTGATATAGAACGTTTAGTAAAATTAATATCTTTTTTTGTCAGTGCAATAATTTCTTCAAATCGCATTCCTGTTTGAACTGCTAAAAAAATAACTGCTCTTGATATAGAATGAAGTTTTGCAAGCTCTTCTAATAATAGATGTACTTTATCTGTTTCTAAATATTGCGCTTTTGTTTTTGCTATATCATGACCGCTTATGTGAGCGCCCAGAGCAGGGTTTTTTTTCATGTAACCTAAATGGACGGCTTTATTGAAAATCGCTCTAATTTTGCGGTGTCTGGTATCTATAGTAGCGACAGCGTAATCTAATGCTAAATGATTAATAAATTGCTGATATTGAACAGCGTCAATTGAATTTAACTTTATTTTTTCGTCGAAATAATTAACGAACTGATTATAAGCTAAGTCATACAAGTTAATTGTTGATTGACTACTTTTATTTTCTTTGAAAGTTTTCATAAATAGCGAATAGAATTCTTTGAAATTCCATTCTTTTAGTGAATTACTATCATGTTCAACTTGTTTTAATAATTTTGATGCTTTGTACATCAAATTTGTTTCACTTGTATCTGTCAAACGTTTTTCTTTCCACTCTCCATCAACTTTAATACGCAAACGAACAGTATATTTACCATTTTTCATTTTTTTTATTTTCATTAATACTATCACCTCTCTAATTTAGAACGTATGTTCTTTTGAAGGGTACAGCAAATTATGTTAAAATATATTTGCATACTCCTATGTGTGTATTTGAAAACGCTTATCTCTTGCGGGGAGGGCGTTTTTTGTTATTTAATAGAAGCTTTGTAAAGTTTATACTCATCTAAACTAACTTTAAAAGAATGTTTGCACGATTGACATTTGAAATATGATTTATTTACAAGAAAATAAGCTATTATTGAAGAAATCATAGAAATCAAACCAATTGGTAAAATAACAAACCAACCAATAAATGGTATTATTGCACCGACAACAATACATGCAAGACTTGCATATAATAAAAATGTACTGATATTACCAGTATACTTAACGCTATTACTACCGCAATTTTTACAAATGACAATATTTTGACCTTCTGTTTTTGACATTTTCAATTCTCCCTTTAGTATATTTTTATATAAACACAATAGTGTAAATATCTAACAAGCAATAATCTGTAAGCTACTTCTAAAAATAATTACATAGCCATTACATTCCACAGTATTTCCATATTTATTCTTATAGTATTCAATAGAATGTTTTAAAAAATCTTCTGTCACCTCTAAAAACTCAGCGACTTCATAGTATTCTGTAAATCCTTCATAATAAGCATCGATAATTTTTCGTAAAGGTATCAGTGATTCATAACCCCAATTCCTTGCTAATCTTTCTTGTTTTCTATCATTAACTGTTTCCTGTTTAATAATATTGCCAACGGTCAAATGATGATGTCCAATTTCCTCCGCTAAAGTGCAACGCATTTCAATATCATTTTGTTGAGGATTTACGAATATTCTACTATTATAATATAATCCTTTGTGAACTTCCTGCATATTTTTGTCTTCTATGATAGTTAGCTCTGGATATTGCTCTCTGTATTTATCTAACCACATAAATCCATCTCATTTCTTATTTATATTTTTGTTGAATGAAATCAATATACTCAAGAATTTTTTTCATATCTTCTTCTGTTGCGGATGGATCAATATGCGCGGCTAGTGTTGTCGCTTCTTGAGGGATGTCGTTGTCGACATAGGGGTTGTCAGTTCTTCCTACTAAGTAGTCAATTGATACATTAAAATAGTCGGCTACTTTTTGAAGTTTGTCTAAAGCTGGTTTTTGAGTTTTCCACCTGTATATAGAGTTTTCACCCATTTCTAATTCGCTAGTCAATTGTGAAATTGTTATTCCTTTCTTAGCAGAAAGTTTTTTTATTCGTTCAAACGTAGTCATATCAATACCTCACAGCATTATTGAATACAAACTACCGAAAAAGGTTGTAAAAATACTTTACAACTACCATAAGTGGTGGTAAGATATATTCATAAGCTAATTATTTAGCTAAACAAGACAACAAATAACCCCATAAAAATACTCGTTCCCCAACGATTAATGGCTTTTGATAGGCTTATTTAGCTATGGGTATATACTATCACTATTGGTTGTTTTTGTCAACATTATGCTAAATAATTAGCTAATAAGATAGAAAGGAGTGATGGGGAGGTGATGGACAAATGGAAGAAAATAACGAACAAACAATTTCCAAAATAATGGGAATTCTTATCAAAAGTGAGTTGAATGCATATGAAGTTATTGAACTACTAAGTAACGTGCAAAGCACATATCTGAAGAGAAGTTGGCACATCTCTATAAATAAAAAAGCGGACTAACAATCTGTCCGCCAATACGACAATCAATCATACATGTCTATTATTGTGATGATATTTGAGGTTTTTAAAAACAATGGTGTGTTGTGTTTAAAATCTCCATTTTGAAAAGTATAATCATGGTTTCTATATTTTAATTCATCATTACAATCGTGTCGTTTGATGCTTAAATATTTATATTCATTTAAATAATTCAACAAATCATAATAATAGTTTTCTCGCCAACTGTATCCACTGTGCTCAACTTCTACATTTGGAATGGAAGTATACATTGAAATAATGTCAAAACCATCTATTACTATACTTGTTCCATCCGCAATGCAGATTTTTAATATCATATCCATTTTATCACCTCGCTTTCACGATAAATTATAACACGTGAAAAACTAAACAAGAAAGGATAACAATAATGACTTTAAACGATAAAATCATATTTTACTTAATGGAAAACCCTAAAGCAACCAATTCAGATATCGCTAATTTCTGTGAAATACAAGAGAATCATGCAAAAGTAACCATTTCAAAATTGAAATCACGAGGGGATATTGAGGTTTCGGGACAAGGAGATAAACGTACTATCACCGTACTAAAAGAACCTGCTGTCAAATTGAACAAGAAAGAGCGGTACAATCGTCAATTGGACTTCTTAGAAGAGATTATGTTCTCAGATGTTGACCCAAAATATAGACTAGAAGCCTCGGCACAGCATATAAGATTATTAAACAAATTATAGAAAGGAGTGATGGAGAGGTGAACAAAAGATATTTAAAAAGAAAAAAACCAACATTCAACAAATTGAAGTCGGTCTTTACAAAAATTATGAAATTAAAGCTAAGTATAGAGCACCGGAAATTGACCTAAGCAAAGTTAAAAGAATTGTCATAGTCTTCTAAAATAATTTAACGCCTCATCTAAATCCTCTTGGAAGCCAGGAGTACCAATATTAGAAAAATAATCCCTGATTTCATCTTCGCTTTTGCTTTCTGTTGGGAAATTACCATCTAGTTGAACATCATGAGCTAGATCGCCTAAAGGACTATTTTCGCTAAGGTAATAAGTTATTAAAAAATCATAAAAAGTCATCTGCAATCACCTCCAATCAAAAATAATTATATCACGTGAAAACCAAAACAAGAAAGGAGCAAAAACATGTCAGTAGAACATCAGCGTTTTGCTGTTGCAGTATACGCAAAACTAAAAGCAATAAATATGAAACAATCTGATTTAGCAAAAATGTTAGGTATTAGCAATCCTTATTTATCAGATATTATCAATGGTAAAAGAGATGCGTTGAAAGTTAGAAAAGAAATTGCGGAAATTTTAGAAATAGATGGTGATTAAAATAGAAAGGAGAATAAGAAAATGGGTCGTCCTGTGAAAAATAAAAACAGGCATGTGAATTTCCTGTACGGAGTATGGACGTTAGAAGATTTTGCACAAGCTAGTCCAAGAACTTACGGTTGGTGGCTGGATAACATTAAAGACTTTCCAGAACTTGCTGAATTTAGCAATTGGGCTACAAAGAATCAACGTGAAGCGTGGGCATTTGATGCAGTGAAAGCTAACAATTGGTTAATTAAAAAATTTGTATATAAGGAGGTTTGAAGATGATTGATGAAGTCGAAGTATTACTTGCCGAAATACGAAAATACGATCCAGAATTTAGTCCTAAATCAACGGGCAAATACTTACTCACAGAGCTTCAATCTCGACACTTAGACTATCAAATGAAACACAAAAAGAGACCAAAATACAAGCATCGTTTTGCGAATTCAATTGTAAATCGATGGTAAAAGAAAAACCCACAGTGATGAATAGTAAGTTAGTGCTTACTAAAACCGTGAGTTACAAAATAATATTTAAGGTAATTATATCACAGAAATGGAGATATGAGAATGAAGAAATTTTTAAATGAACATGAAAGTAAGCTACTAGTATTTATGTTTTGTTTTCAAGTAGGTGCATTATTATCAGTCACATATATTATCGCTGAATGGATAAAAATATTTTTGAAATGAGGTTTTGCAATGAAGCTTTTACGATTTTTCGGACTAGTCAGTGTAGATGAAAACGGAAATGAATATATTGAAAAATCAGACAGAAATACATTAATTTGTTTAGCTTTGACAGTGTTAATTGCATTCGTTGCAGGAATCGGCGGATTGATATTAAATGGCTGAATTAATAATGATTGTTGCATTAATACTACTATTAATGCTGCTTGCAAGGAGTGATAGAGAATGAATGTAGAAAATCCGATGATAGTTGATGATTACTGGGATGATGGATTTCGACACTGAGGAGCGTTGATAGATGAATGTAGAAAATACAATCGATTTATGCAGATTAAAAGAAATGTTGTTATATCAAAAAGAAAAAACGCAAAGAAATTGATTTTCAGATTGAGATTTTAGAGCGATTGATAAATGAGACATCAAAGAAAGATAACAAAGAAACTCAAATATGGCTGAGCAAGGAGTTAAACACATGAAAACAATCGCAAATGAGTATCAAGAATACATCACAGAAAGAATAAGACTAGGTGACAACGGTATAAAGCTAACTGCTTATAGTTTTGAAAATGGCTATCAAGCGAGAGTGATAGAAAACCTTGACTCTAATTTTGTATCACTCGTACTTGTAAAGTCTCATGACGGAAAAAACTCTATAAAAGATATTTTGCTTGAATTAACGAACGAACAACTGATTGAAAAGCTAGAAGAGATAAAGAATTTATAAATTAAGAAGTTAGAAAGGATGTTTTTCTTGGGGAAATATTATTGGCATGTGTCAAGGCTTGGTGGGAAACCGACAGAAATTCGACACTATAAGCACATTACAAAAATGTATAAATTTATTTTGCGAAATCCTGCTATGTTCAAAGACAAAACTTTAACGATTTATGATCACGCAAAACCAGTTACAAACATGACGTTTAACGAAATTAAGTATAGAGCTAGTTTGAATTTATGTGAAACGGTAGAACGAAAGTATGTGTTAGGACTTAAGCAAAGGCTTACGGAGGAACAGAAGGAGGCTAGAAAGTGAAACGAATACTTAATTATCCGGGCAGTAAATGGAGTTTGGCAGATTTAATCATTGATAATATGCCGGAGCATAAAAGTTATTTAGAACCATTCTGCGGATCATGCGCAGTCTTTATGAACAAGCAAAAAGCTACTTTAGAGACGATAAACGATTTAGACAGTCGACTAGTTAATCTTTTTAAAGCAATGCGTGATAATCCAGAAAAACTGCAGTATTTAATTATGCACACGCTGTATTCTCGTGAAGAGTATATGCTTTCGCATGAAATATCAAGTGATTCATTAGAAGACGCTAGACGCATGGCTGTGAGGCTCTGGTTTGCTGTTGGTGGTAAGACCAATGCAAATGTTGGATTTAGAAAAAACGTGTCTTGGAATGGTCCTTACAACGCATATGAATGGAATGACATGTATAACCGAATTGGAATAGCTGCAGCAAGACTGAAAGACGCTCAAATCGAAAATGTAGATGCAATTAAACTGATTGAACAGCATAACGATAAAGATACACTGATATATTGTGACCCGCCATATATTCCGACATCGCTAGTAAGTCCACATTATCAGCACGATTTTAGTTTAGAACAACATAAAGAGTTACTCAAAGTGCTTAAAAATCATGAGGGCAAAGTAATGTTAAGCGGCTATGAATCAGAACTATATAAACAAGAGTTATCAGACTGGACAGCTCTTAAAACAATGACAAAAGTAGGCATTACATCAGAAAAGAAATCAGATAGGCAAGAAATTATTTGGTGCAATTTTGAGCCACCTATGCAATTAAATCTTTTTAAGGAGGAACAAGCATGAAATTTAGAAAAGGCGATAAAGTAGAGTTTATTTGGTCAGGTAAATTGAAACAAGGTGTTGTAACTGAAATAGAAGAAACTAAAAATGCTATATCCTACCAAATTAAATATAGTGGAGACATGGGCATGACTTGGCTGGATGAAAGGGATTTGATTGCGCCAGCTCAAGTTTTAAAAGTCCCGCAATTTGTTGCTGATTGGATTGAGCAGAGAGATGCAAAGGGTGACGATTTATACACCGCAATGGACAAAAGCTGGCAGAGCATGAACTATAAAGTAATCGACTGGCTAGAAGAGGGAGAAGACAGATACAACAAATTCGCACGCGCTTGGCTAGACGGCTACGAAGTCGAGAAGGAACCGCTTTATTATGTAAGATTGCCGCTTTCAACATGGAACGATGACGCAGCCGAATTAGAAGTGATTAATATGTATGTTTTGTTAAATATACAATCTGATGAAACAACTTTTACTGGATCAATTATCAATAAAAATAAGAAATGGAAAACCAAATTAACAGAAGCGGAAATTAAAGGCATGCCCGGAGGAGACATATATTGGCAGTTTGCTGTTCCTGTTGAGGAAGTGGAGGGTGAAGCATGACAGTAGCAGAATTAATCGAAGCACTGAATAGACACGACAAACACTTGCCTGTTTTCATAGGAACTTCACTTTTATGTGAGGTTGAAAAGGATTCGTTATGTAATGAGGTCATTGACGTGCCCGTGTTGTTTTTAAAAACTGCAATAGAGGTGCAATGGCATGAGAGCGATTAAATTCAAAGGAAAGCGCAAAGACAACGGCAAATGGGCGCACGGATACTTTGTCATAGATGACTGTGATTGTGCATATATTATAAACGTTGAGAACGACGGATATAGCGCTATTCCGATAATCAAGACGTGTTATGAGGTTGATGCTGAAACTGTCGTGTGCGCAGGAGAACAAGAAAGCAAACAACTAGTAAGACTTTTAGAAACAGCTAGAAAGTTAGAGATTAAGAAAAACGAAGATAATGTACATCCTGGTCGGATATCGAAAGAAAAAGAGGCGTGGATTGAAGGCCTAGAATTTGCGACAAATATTGCAATTGACTTTTTCAAGGTGCGAAAGGAGTGGGCAGAGAAATGAGAGAGATTGAGTTTAGAGGGAAAGCGATTCATCCAAACAGTCTTGAACAAATTGTAGGCAGTTGGGCATATGGAGGGATATTTGAAAATAAAATTATTTCTAGAAATTTAGATATGGATAGCCATTATCATGGGTTTATTTCGGAAATTGAAATTGACTTAAAAACCATCGGTCAATACACAGGTTTAAAGGACAAAAACGGCAAGAAGATTTTTGAAGGGGATATAGTCGATATTAGTGTTTATGATCGTCTTGATTGGAGCTCAATAAAAGGCAAGGTTGTATTTTTGAATGGCGCGTGGCTAGTTGAGGATGTAGGGCATTTTGCGATAACTCTGCAATCTGAAACAAATGAAATCGAAATTATCGGTAATGTGCACGAAAATTTAGGATTGTGGGAGGCATAGTAAATGACTTTAAGAGAAGCATTAGAGAAGCACACAAGACATATCATGTTTTGTGGCATGTGCGAGTGTGGAGAAGCTAAATATGATTTGATTGTTGATGGTGACTTGGTTTATCCGCCTGTGCATGAAGCAACCATTAGGGAAGTAAATCCGGAATTGTTGGAAGGTGTGTGCCATGAAAATTAAAATAAACGAAGATTACGTAATTAGAAGCAGTCAATATCAATATGTATTATCAAAGCCAAAAGGACCAGATAAAAACGGAATGGAACAATACAACGATATTGGTTATTTCCCTACTATAGCAAAAGCTTTAGAAGCATTCGCTGAACATCACATCAGAACATCAGAGATTAGTAGTTTTGGAGAATTAGTACAGGAAGTGAAAATGGTAAGGGAATTGCTAGATGCAATAAAAAGCAGGTTGGAGGTAGGATATGAGACCAATTGAGTTTAGAGGTAAGGTAACATGCAGTATCAAAGAACTGGAAGAAATCGGAATCAAGCACACAAACGGATGGATTTACGGGAGCTACATTGATGGTTTTATTATTGACGGAGTCGTGGAAGCAAATACTGAGTATATTACAATTGAAAAGTGGTGTGCAGTAGACTCGAAAACAGTTGGGCAGTATACAAACGTCAATACACCGAGCGGAAAGAAGATTTTTGAAGGAGACATCGTAAAAGTCACTGGTGATGAGGATTGCGAGTTCACCTCTATAGTGGAGTATTTTGGTGAGGGTGATTATCCTGCTTTTGATATGACGGCTCCGGAGGATTATTACTTTGAGAGCAATAAGTTCAGTGAAATTCTAATGTCAAGCTCCTACGAACTTGAAGTAATTGGAAACATACACGAAAATCCGGAATTAATGGGGGAGGCGACATGTTAATTTGTAAAAATTGCGGTTCAAAAAATGGGTTTTACGCACCAGAAAAAATAGTGGCAGGTAGTGTTATCACCACCTACAATTCGGATGGAACTTTGGGAAACAACTCTGAGATGTATGACAACTTAATTACTAGCGTTGGAAAGCGGGCTTATTGCGTAGATTGTGATAGTTACGTAGGTAAAACAGATAACTTAATTGCGGGAGAGGTGTCGGAATGAAAAAATGTAATTTATGTGGAGAGGTGTTCAAGGAATTTGACGAGGTTGTACTTGTCAACGAACGTGACTATTTTCATGAAGCATGTGTGGCTTTATCACCTATAAAATACGCTGTTTTTGAAAATTCAGGAGATGCCAATTATGACGACTTTATAGGCACATGTGAGCCCTCAGAAATCGAGTGTGCATTGTTGCTGTTTGATGAGGGCGACTATCTAAAAGAAGGTGAGGACAAAGAATGAAAAAAATAACAAAAGAGTACGTGAAAGGAACTAAAAGTTATAAACAACTTACGGGCGAGGTATCTCCGACTGTGCCGGGATGTGTAGCGAAGTGGTTTGAAGAGAATAAGACTGATTTAGAGGTTAGTATCTGGAGATATATTTATAATTTTGATGCACACGAAGAAGAGCCAACTGATTTTTATAATTTTATGAACTCCTATGACAATAAACCCGTCGAAACGTTAATTATGATGCAGTGCGGATACTATATTGAAAAGGAAGTGGAGTAAGTGATATTTGAAGAAGAACTAGCAGAAGCAAAAGAAATGGTAGCAGAACGCTCTACAGAGGAACTATTTGACAATTTAAAAGAAATGAATCGTGACGTGCAGGAATATACCTGCGGAATACAAGTGATTCTTGATGAGCTTAGTAGAAGAGAAAAACAAAATAAGGAGGAAAAGTAAATGGAAGAAAAAAGAATGGTAGAAATCAACGGAATTAAGATGGAAATGGACATGAGAACAGCTGTACGGGTTGATGAATTTAAAGTAGGAGACAACATCAAAGTGTTAGACAAGAACTACTCTAATCAAAAACTTTATGACGGAGTAATTGTAGAATTTTTAAACTTCAAAGATTTACCTACGATTCAAATTGCTTATTTTGAACGAGATTGGTCAGGGTCTGAAATTAAATTTCTAAACATTAATTCAGAAAGTGATTCTTATGAAATTCTACCAGCTTCAGCACACGAGTTCGAGTTAGAAAAAAGCGCAGTGGTAGAAAAAATGAAACTGGAAATCGAGTCTAAAAAAGAAGAAGCGGCACGACTACAAAGTAAATTGAACTGGTTCGAAAAATTTTATGGAAAGTATTTCGCGAAAGGTGAGCTGGAGTGAAAAACTATCACGTCATCTTTTCAGAGGAACTATATTTTGTAAAATATCCACTTCTCAATTTCACTAAATATGGGGTAACTTTCGAGGAGTTGAAAATATCTACTATCAAACGTCTAGGTAATGTTTTTCCCACATATAGAGTAGACAAACGTCATTATGAGCTTAAACAAATTATTAAAAATGCAAAGTCGATAGACGAAATGGTAGAACGGATAAATACTCAAACAGATTTTCATATTGTTGTAAAGGAGGTTCTAAATTGACAAAACAAATCATCATCAACGAAGCTAACAGTTTACTTCACAGAAAAAGCAAAGAACTAAGTAAATCAATCATCAAAACGCCTAAAGATCTCGAACGTTTCGCGATTGGGCTTGATAAATTATCGCAAGATATGTGGGATTATAAAAATGAAGTGGAGGGATTAAAATGAGTATTCAACCGGGCGATAAAGTAGAAGTGCAGGATAGGGCAGGGGTAGCTGAATTATGTGTAGACGGAGAGCAGTTTCATGTTCTGATTAACAACAATGGTCTGCTTACTGTTGAAGATGAAGACGGATTTTCATCCTTTAACATACCAACAACTCAAGTCAAGAAAATGAAAGAAAATAGGAATAGTCAATTAGTAAATGAGCTATATGAACAATCAGACTCAGTAAGTTTTAGTATATATAATGCAGATACAGATAAAGCTAAGATGTTTGTATCTAATGTAAATAAGCCACAATTTGACGAAAGAAACAATGTGAAGTGGTATTCTGCATCAAAAGGCAAAATAACAGCAACAGCATTTTTGAAAGGAGATGATTAATATGACAACACTTTATTCCATTCAAGAAAAGTATCAACAGTTATTAAATTTAGCTGAGCAATTAGATCCGGAGGCATTAAAAGATACCCTTGAAAGCATTGAAGATGAATTAGAAACAAAAGCAGAAAATGTTGCGTTTGTCATTAAAGAATTAGAAGGGCAATCACTTATTTTAGATGTAGAAATTAAACGTTTATCAGAACGAAAAAACACGATTAACAATAATGTGAAGCGACTGAAACAATCACTACATGATGCTATGCTAGTTGCTAATAAGCAAAAAATAAAAACGAATTTATTTACATTAGATATTCGGAAAAACCCTCACAGTGTGTTTGTAGAAGATGAGAGTAAGCTAATTAATTATTTAGTTGAGCAACCTAAAAAGCTGGATAAAACTAAGTTAAAAGATGACTTAAAAAAAGGCATTGATGTGCCGGGAGCTGTTTTGGTTCAAACAGAAAGACTACAAATAAAATAAGGAGGGATTTCATTGGAATTTATTCAATCAGAAAAAATGAAAAGGTCGGAGTATTTTAATATTATGATTTATGCAAAACCGGGAGCAGGGAAAACAACGACGATTAAGTATTTAGAAGGAAAAACATTAATGTTGGATTGTGATGGTACGTCGAAAGTATTAAGTGGATTACCTAATATCACGATTGCGACATTAGATCCTCGAAATCCCGTACAAGATATGGCTGATTTTTATGGATATGCGAAGGCACATGCAGAGGAATATGACAATGTAGTAATTGATAATTTAAGCCATTATCAAAAATTATGGTTAATGTTTAATGGGAGAAATACAAAATCAGGTCAACCAGAACTACAACACTATGGAATATTTGACACACATTTAATAGATTTGATTTCCGTGTTTAATAATTTACCAAACACAAATATAGTATATACAGCTTGGGAAAACACGCGTCAAATACAGATGGAAAGTGGGCAACTGTATAATCAATTTTTGCCTGACATTAGAGAAAAGGTAGTTAATCACGTTATGGGAATTGTTCCTATAGTCGCAAGATTAATAAGAAATCCTGAAACAGGTCAGAGGGGTTTCTTACTCACAGAAAACAATGGTAATTTTGCAAAAAATCAGCTAGATAATAGAGAGTTTGCCTTGCAAGAAGACCTATTCCAAATAGGTGATGTTGATGTTAAAGCTTAGAGAATATCAACAAGAAATTATAAATGATGTAAAGGGGGCTTTTTTACAGGGATATAACAGACCGTGCGTTGTTGCTCCCTGTGGCTAGGCGCTGGTAAATCAGTTATTTTATCAGAAATAATTCGCATGACAACGCGCAATAAAAATAATGTTCTTTTCCTAGTTCACAGAAAAGAATTGATTGACCAAATCAGAAATACACTCACTATGAATGATGTTGACATGAAATTCGTCAATTTGGGGATGGTTCAAACTGTTGTTAGACGTTTAGAAAAAACTTCCGAGCCAGCTTTAATCATTATTGATGAAAGTCATCATGTGCTAGCAAACAGTTATAAAAAAATAATCAATCACTTTTCTAATGCTAAAGTGGTCGGATTTACAGCAACACCAGTGAGAATAAATGGGGGTGGTTTAGGAGATATAAACGATATGTTAATCGAAAAGGTTAATGTGAAATGGTTAATTGAAAATCAATTCTTAGCACCTTACAAATATTTTGCTCCCGAAATCGTTCAAACAGAAACATTAGATATCAAACGAACTGGTGAATTTGACATGACAGGACTTGATGATCAATTCAATAAAAGAATGATTTGGGGCGATGTCATCAAACATTATCAAAAGTTAGCAAACGGAGAACAAGCAATACTTTATGCCTCTTCTCTTTATCAAAGCGAAAAAATGGCAATGAGTTTTGAATCAGTAGGCATTACATCCGCACATATTGACGGGAAAACACCTAAATCCATTCGTGATGACATTATACAACGATTTCGAGAAGGCGAAATAAAGGTGCTTTGCAACTTAGATTTAATTGGTGAAGGATTCGATGTTCCAGACTGTTCTACTGTGATTATGCTAAGACCAACTCAATCTCTATCCCTGTATATTCAGCAATCAATGCGAGGTATGCGATACCGAACTGGTAAAACAGCTATTATTATTGACCACGTTGGAAATGTCAATCGCTTTGGTTTGCCAGACATGGAACGAAAATGGTCCTTAGAAGCGAAAAAAGGAAGTAACAGCAACAAAGCAGAAGCACCTGTAAAAATTTGCCCTGACTGTTTTATGACAGTTTTATCTACTAATATAAAATGCTCGCATTGTGGACATGAATTCAAAGTAGAAGTAAAACCAATGCAAGTTGATGAGGCAGCAGAGCTACAAGAAATAACAGAAGCAGTTTTTAAAGTGAATTATAGTAGTCCAAGCGAATGTACGAACATGAAAGAATTATATGAATATGCAAAAGAACACAATTATAAAAGAGGATGGGCATTCCATCAAGGAAAAGCAAGAGGATTTATCAAATAAAAACGAAAGAAGGAATTTAAAAATGTTTAAAGTAGATCATAATGATGTTTTCACAAATGGAGTAGAAAATGGTACGTATGAGGTGGTTTTATACAACGCAAATGAAGATGCGACAAAAAACGGAGCGGAGTTCATTAATATTGATTTAATTATTCGTAATGATGTAAATCAAAAATTCCAGAATGCGCATATTTTTCACCGAGTATGGAAAGCAAAAGCAACAAATGAATATAGTCAAACGGCATTAAATACAATCGCTAAAGCAATCCAATTACCTAACGGCAAAGATTATAATACATTGGATGAATTATTAAAAGACCTGTTAACTAAGACATGCCAAGTTACTGTGAAAAATGAAGAGTCTGAGTATAATGGTCAAATTTATAAAAATTTAAATGTGAAAGCATGGGCTGAAAGTAAAATTACCGGACCATTACAACATGTATTTAAAAAGAAAGAAAATGAATTACCACCAGTGGAAGTAAATGAGAGTAATCTACCGTTCTAAGCAATGAGAGGAGCGCACAAACGTGTATGAACAAATTCCGGACGAATTAAAAAAATTAAAACAATGGTGCGCTTTTCAACTTGTTTGGGATGAAGAGCGTGGCAAAAACAAAAAAATACCGATGAACGCAAACAACGGTTCATACGGTAATAGTGTAGACGAGCGGACATGGGCAGATTTTGAAACTGCCCTTGATTCCCTTGAAAAATATCAATTTGATGGGTTAGGTTTTTACTTTAAGAAACCATATTTTGGTGTGGATATTGATGATATAAAGGATGAAATTGAAGATTACCTTTATGGTAATACAGAAAATATTGCTGGTGAATTTATTCAAACACTGTCTAGTTACACAGAATACAGTGTGAGCGGGACAGGAATTCATATTATTGCAAAAGGCAGTTTCCCGGAAGGTGGTCGGCGTAAAGGAAACATTGAAATGTACCCGGACGGTCGATTTTTCGTTATGACAGGTCAAGTAATTGATAACTACAGACAAGTCAATGAAGCGACATCCGCTATTCAATATTTGCATACGAAATACATCGGAACAAATGAAGTAAGACAAATAAATAATTTACAATCTACAGTTGATTTGCCTGTAAGCGATATTATTCAACGTGCTGAACGAAGCAAACAAGGCGCACAATTTAAAACGCTTTACGATGGATTATGGGATGGACTATATCCCTCGCAATCCGAAGCAGACTTAGCTTTTGCAAATATGCTGGCATTTTGGACAGGATGTAATGCAGAAAAAATGGACGAAATTTTCCGTTCAAGTGGTTTGTATCGAACAAAATGGGATCAAAAACGAGGAGCGCAGTTATATGGTGAAATGGTTCTTAATAAAGCGATTGCAAATACGTCAGAGGTTTATCAACCAGGAAGTGATTTAGAAGGTTACTCGATCACTGTGAAAAATCAGAATCGAACTGCTCGAAAAGTATATGGTTTAGATGATACTGGAAATGCAGAACGTTTCCGTGATAAATTTCATGACATTGTTCGTTTTTCATACATTAACAAAGGATTCTATTTCTACGATTCGAAAGTTTGGAAATATGACAACATAGGCGCTGTAAAAACACTTGTTGATGATGTGATCAAAGATATGAAGAGTGAGTTTGCTTACATGGAAAATGAATCAGATGCAGAAAAAGCATTTATGAAACATTTAAAAGCAACAAGAAGCAACAAAGGTAAAACGAATATGTTAAAAGAAGCACAACATTTAATGCCAGTTTTGCCTGATGAATTCGATCGCTACAAATATTTTTTGAACACACAAAACGGATATATCAATTTGCAAAATGGAGAACTTATCAATCATGACAGGCAAAAAATGTTTACAAAAATTAGCAACATCGAATATACAGATAAAATTGATGCGCCACTTTGGCAAGCGTTTTTAAAGGATATTTTTGCTGGTGATAAAGAGTTAATCAATTATATTCAAAAATCCGTTGGATACTCACTTTCAGGCTCTACATCTGAACAAGTTATGTTTATCCTTTTTGGAAATGGTCGAAATGGTAAGTCTGTTTTCTTAGATATCATCAATGATATTTTTGGTTCTTATGCAACGAATATTCAACCGCAAACAATTATGGTGAAGCAACAATCCAGTAATGCAAATAGCGATATTGCTCGTTTGCATGGTGCTAGATTTGTTACAACGACTGAACCAAACGAAGGTGTGCGTTTAGATGAAGGCTTAGTAAAACAGCTTACTGGGGGAGACAAGGTTACAGCACGACATCTTTATAAAGATGAATTTGAATTCACACCAGAGTTCAAAATTTGGATGGCAACTAATCACAAACCGATTATTCGAGGTAGAGACGATGGGATATGGCGTAGATTACATTTAGTTCCATTTACTGTGAAAATACCTGATACAAAGGTCGACAAGCAGTTAAAATATAAACTTCGTCGAGAATTAACAGGTATTTTAAATTGGGCAGTAGAAGGGTTCCTTAAATGGCAAAGGGAAGGCTTAGGAATGCCAAAAGCAGTTGAAAATGCAAGTTCTGAATACAAATCGGAAATGGATGTTATAACTGCATTTATTGAAGATTGTTGTGATGTTAGAGAAGGTGAAAAAGTGAATGCTAAAAAAATGTATGAAACATATCGTGATTGGGCAAAAGAAAATGGTCAATATTTGATGAGTAGTACAAAATTTGGTAAAGAAATCGGAATGAAGTTTACTAAGAAAAAAACGAAAACTGCAAATGTGTATGAAGGAATAACACTAAATAATGATTACTATAATTTGAACCTAAATTTCTAAAAAGGTGGAGGGTTTGCTTCAACTATCCACCCTGTTTTAACCTTAGAGCCGCAATCGTTTTGAAGATATAATATCTTGCAAGGTGGATAGTTTGGGTGTTTTTTCATAAACCTTCTACTTTTTTACTCCTAGTAATACTTTTCCTATTTTACTACTAACTATCCACCTTTTAAGAAATAAATAGTTATAAAGATAGTGATACCAATGGATTTCGAAGGTGGAGGGTTTGCTTCAACTATCCACCAACTATCCACCTTTTTATCATTTTTGACAAAGGAGTGATCTAATGACAGCAGAAATGGATATACAAAATTCTATCCGCTTAGCCTTAGCAAAAAAAGGACATTATGTTTTCAGAGCCAATGTGGGGAAAATTAGAATGCCGAATGGACGTATTTTTGACACAGGTTTACCAAAGGGGTTTCCAGATTTATTCGGTTTTCGTGGGACGGATGGAAAAATGTTCTTTATTGAAGTGAAAAACGAAATCGGGAAGTTAAGGCAAGAGCAGAGAAACTTTCAACAAGCGATGGAAATAACACCTGCCATATGTGGAGTAGCTAGGAGTGTAGAGGAAGCTTTGAAAATAGTGGAGGGATAACAATGTTTACCTATTTTCGAAAATTTATAAACAAATGGAAATTTAATCAAGGGATATACATTGAACCTACGAGTTTCGATGTGATAATTCCGCTAAACAAGGAGGATAAACAAATGGAACTATATCATGTAGAAACGCAAGAGGATTATGATGCGTTGATGGTTGAGTTAGAAAAGGAAGGATATACTTGGTTGCATAACATGGTACCTACAAAATTTAACGCTTGGACTTCTTTCTTAGAAGATACAATAATAAAAAAAACAGAGAACGGAAAACTTAAATATGCCGATAGGAATTATTACTTGTGCAATGAGCCTGACACACCAATTGAAAAATACAAAGCAAAGAAAACCGAAACAACAGACCCTGTTGAAAAATTTCAAACAGCGTGGAAAGGATTAATAAAAAGTCGTTTAATAGAATTTACAGACACTAGCGACAACATAAACAACCCATCACATTACACAGCAGGCGGTATCGAAACGCTAGACTACATCAAAGCAAAAGTATCTGATTACCCGTCGTATGCTGTCGGGAATATATTTAAATACGTTTCTCGATACGAGCACAAGAATGGCATCGAGGATTTAAAGAAAGCGCAATTTTATTTAAATGATTTGATTGAACGGATGGAGAGTGAATGATGGAGGAATATGTAAATATCAGTTTAGATAAATATGAAAGGTTAAAAATGTTTGAAAATGATAAATACGAAAAAGATGCTAAGGAATTTCTAAAAAAGTTTACTAACTTCACAACGATATTTGGAAATCAAAATGAAGAGTATTACACGGCGCATGTCAACAAGGAAGAACTGAAAAAACTAATTGAACAAAGACTAGGCAAAACGTGTGAGATAGAATTTTATTAGGAGAGTGATTAAATGTCAAAACGATTACGTAAAGCACAATATAAACTTATTGAAGATGAACTTCGTTACTATCATTCTACAAAAAAAGAAATACTAGAAAAACGTGCAAACATTGTCATGGGATCTATACATCAAGAATTCAAAGACGAAAACCAAGGCGGTGGTTCATCTGGTCAGATATCAAATGAAGTAGAACAACGTGTTATGCTATTACAAGTCGATAAAGAAATACAAAGAATGTCTGATATTGTCAGAGCAATTGATACGGTATTGAGCACTTTGTCTGATGAAGATAAGCAACTGATTCATTTTAGATACTGGGATAGGAGTAGACCTACCTGGTTGTGGATTGCTTGTAAGTTGAATATCAGTGAAAGTACGGCTAAAAGAAAACGGAAAGAGATTATATATAAAATTGCCGCGCGATTAGGTTATTAAAAAAGTTGACCCGTTTATGACCCGTTTGACATGTTTTTCCATGTTAATATTATAGAGTAGAGAAGTGAAGATGATTACAAAATAAAATAATATATTAAGTCTGCACTTCACTTCTCATATATAATCACATGATGATGATATAGCAGGAGGTTGCTATGTTGCCGGACAGAGGCTTATTATCTGATCGTTGGTCTTGATGGGAGACGCATCCCATTCCAATCTCACTAGTCCCAACAAGAGACACCTTCTTGTTCAATCTCAATACTCGTGACGGAACAGGTAGACGTTATGGATGAGTCCTATATCACGCTTCGGCTTGATGTTGCAAGGTGCAAATCCTTGCCGAGTATATATTAAACCACACACACCTCTTGACAATGTGGAACGGGTCCTGTGTCTAGTGACGGAAATTCATTCCGGATTCGACTGGATGAAATACAAAGTATTGACGAATACTACCGTAGAAGTATTCAGGTCTCATAACTACGGATACATAGAACAATGAAGTCCAGCACATTAGTGTTGGTCTTTTATATAGGAGCGAACTAGCGAATGTCTTATAAAGCAACAGATCCATTCTACTTAACATCAAAATGGAAAAGAAAACGGAAGAAGATATTACGACGAGATGAATATCTTTGCCAGGAGTCGAGGCGTTTTGGACGGACAGAATCAGCAGAGATGATACATCATATCTTTACTAGAGAAGAGTATCCTGAATTAGCATTCGAAGACTGGAATTTAATTTCTTTATCAAATCGTTCACATAATTCAATGCACAAGAGAGAAACTCACGAACTGACAGCAAAAGGTTTGAGATGGCAAGAAAAACGAAAAAAGGAATTCGAGTCATTTTACTCATCCCCCCCGTCAAACGTTTCAGAAAAAAGCTCTGGGGATACCGAGGGTGGGGACTTTTTCCAATAGCGCCACGTTGAGAAAACTTTTTTTGAAAGGAGGAGCTGCAATGGCGAAAACAAAAAAAGTGGAAAGTGTAGGAAAGTATAAAGCACTTTCAATCAAAGAGAGAGTTATTCAAGATATGAAAAGTCTAGGTGTTTATAAAGTAGAATATGACAACATAATTACTATTTATTGCGATTTGCTAAATCAATATAACGATGCGCAAGAGAAATTCATTGATTCTAACTATCAATATGAAACTTCAACAGCTGCCGGAGGAACAAAAAAATCCGCTATTGTAGCTACTCTGGAAAATCTAAGAAAAGATATTATTGCTTATTCAGACCGATTGTGTTTAAATCCTAAAGCTATTGAAAACATCACAACTGAGAACAAAAAACAATCCAGTTTAGCGGATATATTGAGTGAAATGCGATGAGTTTAAAAGATTTTACTAATCATGATAGTGTGATGAATTATGTAAACGAAGTAGCGAAAGGTAAGAAAATAGCAGGAAAAGAAATCCAACAAGCGGCAAAAAGATTTAAAAAGGATTTAAAAAATAAAGAATATGAATTCAATCCTAAGGACGCAGAATTTGTGATTGGCATTATTGAAAGAACGTTTGTTCACGATCAAGGTGAACGGATTGATGGAACACCGCTTCGAGGAACGCCATTCATTTTAGAACCGTGGCAAAAATTTATTATTTATTCCTTATTGGGATTTTATATAAAAGGTACAATCATTAGGCGTTTCAAAGAAGCGTTTATTTTTTTACCTCGAAAAAATGGTAAAACAAGATTTGTTGCTGCATTATCGTGGGCTTTAGCACTTTTAGAAAGAAAATCAGGTTCTAAAATTTATATCGTCGGGGCAGCGTTGGAACAATCGTTACAAAGTTTTAATTTTATTAATTTTAATATTAAAGAAATGGGAGAAGAAAATACATTTCGTGTTTTAGATAATAATCAAGAACATAGTATTTCTGGTGACTTTGGAGATGGTTCTTTATATATCAAAGCATTAGCGGCTAATCCAGACCGCCAAGATTCTCTAAACTGTAATGTAGGAATTGCCGACGAGTTGCACGCTTATAAAACACCAAAACAATATAACATTATTAAAGAAGCAATGAAAGCTTACACAAACAAGTTGATGGTTGGTATAACAACAGCTGGTGACAATATGAGTTCCTTTTGTTATCAACGTTTACAGTATTGTAAAAAGATTTTAGACGACACTGTGACAGATGAAGCTTATTTTGTTTTTATAGCGAAAGCAGATGAGGACGAAAAAGGTGAAGTGGATTATACGGATCCATTACAACACGAAAAAGCGAATCCCAACTACGGAATTACAATCAGACCAAGTGATATGAAAAATGACAGTCTACAAGCGCAAAACGATCCACAGCAAAGAAAAGACTTTTTATCTAAATCATTAAATATATACACTAGTGCAATGAAAGCATATTTCAACATTGATGAATTTAAAGCATCAGACTCAAAGTATGATTGGACTTTAGAAGAACTAGCTAAATTGCCTATAAAATGGTATGGCGGTGCCGATTTGGCAAAACTTCACGATTTAACAGCGGCGGCATTGTACGGAAGACATGTCACTAAAGATGGAATAGAAGTAGATATCGTCATCACACACGCTTTCTTTCCTATTATAATGGCAAATAAAAAAGCCGACGAAGACAATATCCCTTTATTTGGTTGGAAGGATGATGGGGTGTTAACAATGACGAATACGCCGACGACTAATTTCGCAGTTATTGTTAATTGGTTTAATGAGATGAAAAATAAAGGTTTCGACATTAAACTTGTAGGATTTGATAAAAAATTCGGTCGTGAATTCTTTTATTTAATGAAGAAAAGCGGCATTAAAATAGTAGACCAACCACAGTATTTTTACAAAAAGTCAGAAGGTTTTAGAAGAATAGAAACAAAAGCAAAAGATGGACATTTCTATTACTGTCACAATCAATCATTTGAGTATTGTGTTCAAAATGTGCGTGCTATCGAAAAAACTGACGACATGATTCAATACGAAAAAGTTGATGGTGATGGAGGTTCTCAGCGTATTGACTTGTTTGATGCTGCCGTATTTGGAGCAGTGCAGATGTTAGAGGATATACAAATGAGTGCAGTAGCTAGTAAATGGCTTAATTCGAATTGAGGGAGGTGAACAAATGAATTGGAGAATTAAAGTCCCATGGAAAAAGAAAAGGTCAAAAGATTTCGGGTTTGTTTGGAATGGTGAATCATATTCTTTTGCTTTAAATAACGGATATACAAAGCTATCCGATAACGCAGAAGTTAAAATCGCTGTTGATAAGATTGCGGATTTAGTTTCAAATATGACTGTACATTTAATGGAAAACACGGAAAAGGGTGATATCAGAATTAGAGATGAATTATCTCGTAAAATTGATATAAACCCCTACTCGCTCATGACAAGAAAAACATGGATTTATAATATTGTTGCAAATTTACTGCTTTATGGTGATGGAAATGCAATTGTGCTACCTGAATTTAAAAATGGATTAATTAGTGAGTTGAAACCACTTGATCCATTGCTTGTTGATTTTGAGGTAAGTGAAGAAACTTATAAAATAAATTATAAAAATAAAACATATAGTCCAGACCAGTTAGTTCATTTTGCTATAAATCCAGACCCAGAATATCCATTTGTTGGCACTGGATACAGAGTCTCTTTAAAATCGCTTGTGGATAATTTAAACCAAGCAACAGCAACGAAAAAAGCATTTATGAGTAGTAAATTTATGCCGAACTTAATTGTAAAAGTAGATGCGAATGCGTCAGAGTTAGCCTCTGAAGATGGTAAAAATAAAATAGAAGACATGTACTTAAAGCGAACAGAGGAAGGAAAACCTTGGATTATTCCAGCCGATTTAATTGAAGTAGAGCAAGTTAAGCCTCTGAGTTTAACAGACATTGCTATTAATGAAGCAGTAAATATTGATAAAAAGACAGTAGCGGGACTCTTAGGAGTACCTGCTTTTTTTCTTGGTGTAGGTGATTTCGATAAAAACGAATTTAACAACTTTATCAATACACGCATCATGTCTATTGCAATGATTATTTCACAAACGTTGACACGAGACTTATTGATTAGTCCATCACGATATTTTAAGTTAAATCCTCGAAGCCTTTACTCCTACGATATTACTGAATTGGTTGCAGCTGGTGGTCAAATGGTAGACAGAATTGCGATGGATAGAAATGAACTTCGTGACTGGATTGGAATGGCTCCGCGAGATGACATGAAAGAACTACTTGCATTAGAAAACTTTATTCCATCTGAAAAGTTAGGGGATCAAGGCAAACTTAAAGGGGGTGATAATGAATGACTAATAGAAATGGAGCACGTCAAATTGTGAACAGACGGGCAGAACTTAATACGAATGAAACAAATGAAAGCGAAAAAGTCATTGAGGGCTATTTCGCTGTTTTTAATTCTGAAACAGAGTTATTCCCCGGAGCATTTGAAGAAATATTGCCTGGCGCATTTGACAACACATTAGATAACGATGTCAGGGCTTTAATCAATCACGATACAGCCCTTGTTTTGGGCAGAAACATATCTGAGACACTCTCACTCCGTGTGGATGACACAGGGCTTTGGGGACAAATTAAAATCAACCCTCTAGACACTGATGCCATCAACTTGTATGAGCGTGTAAAACGCGGTGATGTGAGTCAATGTAGTTTCGGTTTCAACATCATAAAAGAGCAAGAAGAATGGCGCGAAGATGGTTCGGTCAAATGGTCTTTACAAGAAGTGGAACTTCATGAAGTTTCTGTCTGCACCTTCCCAGCCTATTCAGACACTGGAGTGGAAGCAAGACAAAATGATGTCAAAAAACATGAACAACGAAAATTAGAAGCAAAGAAAAATCAATTAAAGGAGAGATTGAAGTTATGGCATTAAAACAATTAATGATTCAGAAAAAATTAGATTCTAAACGAAGTGATTTAGAGGAACTGGAGACACGTTCAAAGACATTTAAAGAACGCGAGGAGGAATTAACTCGTGCGCTTGAAGAAGCAAAAACAGAAGAAGAAGTAAGTACTGTTGAAAAGAGCGTAGATGAGTTAGAAAGCGAAAAAGAAAAGTTAGAAAAAGAACGTGATGAATTGACAGCAAAAATTGAAGAACTAGAAAAAGAGTTAGAAGAAGCTAATGGTGAAACTACTTCAGATGATGTAGAAAAAGGAGAGGGCGAGGAACGCATGGGAAAATATAAAGATAAAGAATTACGTAGTGCAGTAAATACATTTATTCGAACAAAAGGTCAAACACGAGCTGGTTTAGTATCTACTGACGTGGGTGTTGTGATTCCGGAAGAGATTATTTATTCACCAGAAAGAGAAGTAAAAACTGTCACTAACTTGGCAGAACTGGTTTCTAAAACAAAAGTTAATACAGCGTCTGGGAAATATCCGATTTTAAAACGTGCCACTTCCCGATTGAATTCAGTTACTGAATTAACTGCAAATCCTGAATTAGCTAAACCAGAATTTGTTCAAGTCAACTGGGAAGTTGAAACGTATCGTGGAGCTATTCCGATTTCACAAGAGTCCATCGATGATGCTGCTGTTGATTTAGTTAGTATTGTATCTGAGAATGCACAAGAACAAAAAGTCAATACAACAAACTATGCGATTTCAGAAGTGTTAAAAACTTTCACAGCAAAAACAGTAGCGAATACAGATGACATCAAACAAATCCTTAACGTCACATTAGATCCAGCGTATGAAAGAACTGCAGTCGTGTCACAAAGTTTTTTACAATGGGTTGATACTTTGAAAGATTCAGACGGTCAATATATTCTACATCGTGACATTACTTCAACAAGTGGAACGTCGCTTTTTGGCATTAAACTAGAAGTTGTAAACGATGAATTACTTGGACTCGCAGGAGAAGCGCATGCGTTCTTAGGTGATTTGAAACGTGCGGTACTATTTGCAGATCGCACCGACATCACCGCTCGTTGGGTAGATAATGAAATCTATGGTCAGTATTTACAAGTCGGCACTAGATTTGATGTTAAAAAAGCTGATTCTAAAGCGGGTTATTTCCTAACTTTCACTAAAGGAGCGTAATCATATGAGTAAATATGTCGTATTGAAAACTTTCTCTGATTTAGAAGATGGTAATCATATTTACCAAGAAGGAGACAAATATCCCCGTCAAGGTAAAGCAAAAAAATCGCGTATTGATGAATTATCTTCTACAAGTAACAAGTTAGGCGAACCTCTTATCATTGAGTTAGAAAGTGATAAGTAATGAATACAGATACTATTTTAGAACTAGTGAAAGCAAGGGAAGGTATTTCTAGCAATGTTAGAGATACCTATTTGCTTGCAATTATTGATGGGGTTATTCAAGAACTAGAAAATGAAAAAAGTATTGCTTTGGATGAAAAAGACGCCAATCATTTAATGTTCGTAGTTGATTATACTTCGTGGAGATATAACAATCGTGATTCTGATGATATGCCACGACATTTACAGTATCGTTTGCATAATCTCATTATTCAATATCGAGAGGTGCCTGTGGATGAATTGGAATGATGAAGTGACTTTAGTATCAGAAAAACTTGTTACTGACGAGATAGGAAATCAAATACCAGAGTCAATTGAAACTACAATTCTATGTGAGAAGAAAAATGTTACACGTCAAGAGTTTTACGAGGCGAGTACTAGTGGATTCAAACCATCCCTCGTTTTGAATATTCATGGATATGAATATGGGAATCAGACGAAACTTGTTTTTGAAAACAAGCGGTATGTAATTATTCGAACATATAGCGTTGATTCAGAAAGACTAGAACTAACTTGTGAACGTGATTTAGGAGAGCGGTGATTTGACTTGAAGATAAAAGGATTAAATAACGCCATCGCTGACGTATTGAAAACATACACTAAAGATATTGAACAAGAACTAGAAATGATTCAAAAAAAAGTCGCAACTAATGCTACGAAAAAACTACAACAAAGAAGCCCGGTAAAAAAAGGTAGATACGCGAGAGGGTGGAAAGCTAAAAAGACTTCCACTGGATATGTTATTTATAACGCCTCTGACCCTGGTAAAACTCATCTTTTAGAAAACGGTCATGCTAAACGAGGCGGAGGAAGAGTTAAAGCCTACAAACATATTGAACCAGTAGAACAAGAAGCAATACAAGAATACGTTCGAGAAGCGGAAAGGGCGTTGAGACAATGAACTTAAAAGATATTTTAAACGAAACAGGACTACCTGTCGCATACGACCACTTCACCGAAACGGACACTACACCAATTCCTGCTCTTCCGTATCTAACATATAACGAGTCTGACAGTGTCAACTTAATGGCTGATAACATTGTATTGAAAAAAATATCAAATTACACCATCGAACTGTATACAGAATATAAAACACCATCAACAGAATTACTTTTAGAAAATGCTTTAATGGCAAACAAACTGCCTTTCAATTCCTCTCAAACAGAATGGATAGAGGATGAAAAAATGTATGTAAAATATTATTATGTGAGGATGATTTAAATGCCCGAAACACAAGAAAACAAAGTATTATTTGGATTAGAAAATGTACATTATGCAACGTATACGGAGGCAGATGGAAAAATTACTTATGCGAAGCCAAAACCTCTGCCTGGCGGAGTAGAAATCTCTGTCGAGCCGCAGGGAGATATGATTAAGTTTTATGCAGACAATATTGTCTACTACCAAGCGCCAAACAACCAAGGGTATGAAGGCACATTGACAATTGCAAACATTACAGAAGAATTTGCGATTGATTGTATTGGTGAAGAACTTGATAGTGTAGATGGTGTTCTTACAGAAAAATCTAATGCAAAACCAAAACCATTTGCTCTGCTTTTTGAATTCGATGGAGATGTAAAAGCGGTGCGACAAGTTTTATATAATTGTACTGCAAGTAGACCTACAGTAGCATCAGCGACCAAAACAGATTCAACAGAACCAAATTCAAATGAATTAACGTTTTCAGCTGGACCTCGTTCTACAGACAAAGCTGTAAAATCGAAAACATCTACAGGTGTTACAGATACCGTGTACAACAATTGGTATAAAGCAGTTTATGAAAAAACACCAGCAGGAGCCTAGAATTTTTCTAGGTTCTTTTTTTTAGTATTTTAGGAGGATGAGAAATGGAAAAAACAATTGAAATTGATGGTCAAAAAATCCAGCTTAAAAGTACAGGAGCTACAGTACTTAGATACAAGCAACAATTTGGAAAAGATTATTTTGGCGAATTACTAAAAATGACAAATGCAATTGAACCAATGAAACAAAATAAAAAAATGAATAACTTGTCGAATAGCGATTTATCCCTTTTAGACTTTGAAGTGATTTATAATTTTGTTTGGGTTCTTGCTAAAACTGCTAATGCTAATATTCCTGAACCGATTGAGTGGTTGGATGGCTTTGATTCATTCCCAATTATGGAAATCATGCCAGAAATTGAGGATCTTCTTGCTTCTAGTATTCAGACGAAAAAAAAGTAACTGACACGTCTCAAAATGCCAGCGATGAACCGTTGACAGCTGAGGCGTTTTTATATATTTGCAAACAAACTGGATTGACTATGGACGACTTGGACATGATGACATTGGGTTCTTGCTTAGACTACTTTGCAGAATATGAAGAAGCTCAAAATCCAGACAAAAAGAAAAAAGTCAGAAGAGCATCACAAGCTGATTTTGATGCGTTTTAGGAGGTGGAATAAAAATGGCTAAAGGTAGAATTCAAGGTATCACAATTGAAGTTGATGGCGATACAAAAGGGTTGAGTTCAGCTTTAAAAAGTGTTAACACTCAATCAACTAAGTTAACCAGCGAATTAAAAGATGTCGAAAAATTATTGAAATTTAACCCAGGGAATGTTGAAGCACTTGCACAAAAACAGCAACTTTTGACAAAGCAAATAGAGACAACTACTCAAAAATTAAATCAACTAAAGCAAGCAGAAAGTCAAGTGGAAGCACAGTTTAAAAGTGGTGAAATTGGTGAAGAACAATATCGAGCTTTTAGACGTGAAATCGAGTATACAGAAGGCGCTTTGAATGGTTACAAAGGACAATTAAATAACATACAAGTAGAACAAGAAAAATTAGGTCAAAACACAAAAAGAATTAATACTTTATTTGATGCAACGGGTTCCAGTGTGGATGATTTTGCGGACATTTTAGGTGGTAGACTGACTAACGCAATTCGTAATGGGACAGCTACATCTGACCAGCTAGAAGAAGCAATAAATAAAATCGGTCGAGCGGCATTAGGAACTGATGTTGATGTTGGCAAGATGAAAAATGCACTAGATACGATTGATGATGGGAATAGCATTCAGAGCGTGGAGACAGAACTTAAAGGTTTATCTACTCAATCTGATAAAACTAGTGAAAACTTAGAAGGAATGAGTAAAAAGTTAGATGCTGGTCTTCTTTTAGAAGGAGCAGAAGCGGTTCAGGGGGTTACTGATAAAGTAATTGAACTCGGAAAGAGCGCTTTTACATCTTCGATGGAGTTAGATAGTGCTACAAATAAATTCAATAATAACTTTGATTTAACTGGAAAAGCCGCTGAAAGAACAAAAGACTCAATTGTGGATTTTTATAACACAGGATTAGTAGATTCTTATGAGGAGGCAGGAGAAGCTTTAACTCAAACAAAAAGACAATTACAAAATCTCAATGATACAGATTTGGCTAGTGTAACAGAAAAGTCCGTAGCGTTCTCAAAGACATTTGATGCAGATATGACAGAAAGTTTACGTGGGGCGAATGCTTTAATGGAGACATACGGCATGACTGGCGAACAAGCTTTTGATATCATGACCGTCGGAGCACAAAATGGCTTGAATAAAACGGATGAATTAGGAGACAACTTAGCAGAATATGCTAGTCAGTTTGAACAAAATGGATACAGCGCACAAGGGATGTTTGAGACGTTAGAGGCAGGATTAGATGGCGGTGCTTACAATCTTGATAAAGTTAACGATCTTGTGAAAGAGTTTGGCATACGTATTTCTGATGATTCTATAGGTAAGGCAGTGGAAGGATTAGGCGGAAAATGGAAATCTATGTATGATGATATGAAAAAAAGTGGAATGGACAATAATGAAATATTTGCCAGTTTGGCGACTGAAATAAATAAAGTTGGGGATGAGCAAGAAAGGGCATCAATTGTGTCTGCTATTTTCGGTTCTCTCGGAGAAGATAACACGGTTAAAGTCATTACCGCTATGGGTGATTTAAACGGTGAATTAGGAGATGTTCAAGGTAAGTATGATGATGTAAAGGGTGCATCAGATAAACTCGCGGATGGAGGAACTGAACAAAATTTAACAAAAATGTGGCACGAATTACAAACTGCACTCATGCCAATCGGCGAATATTTGTTAGAATTAGCGAACGCAATTGTTCCGAAAGTCATAGATGCGATAGAAGGTTTAAAGAAATGGTTTGACGATTTAAGCCCTTTCGCAAAAACTATTTTAGAATTCATTGGGTTATTCGCCGGATTAGTTGCTGTAATAGCGCCGATTGTAATCGCTGTTGCTGCAGTAATAGCCATTTTCGCTGTTTTAGGTTCGACAGTGGGTATAGTTATAGCTGCAATAGCTGCAGTCATAGCCGCAGTCATATTAGTGATAAAAAACTGGGGTTCTATTGTGGAATGGTTAAAAGGTGTATGGGAAAAAATAAGCGAGTTTTTCATAAACTTGTGGGAAGATGTTAAACAAATTTTTTCAGATGCTTGGGAAGGTATAAAACAGTGGTTCATAGAACTTATGATTGAATGGGCTACTTGGATTTATGAATTTTGGAATGGAATAGCTGAATTTTTTGCAAACATTTGGAATGGATTAAAAGAAAGTTGGATGGAATTTTGGGATCCTATTATTCAATGGTTTAAAGAGAAATGGGAACTAATAAGAACATCTGCCGCTGAAATATGGCAATCCATAGTTGACACAATTGTCAACGTGTGGGACGGATTAATGGAATTCTTAGATCCAATCATCAGTCTAATAAGTTCTATAATTGAAGGTGCTTGGATGCTTATAGTGGCAGCTACACAAATTGCGTGGGCAGCATTTGAGAAATTTATACTTGACCCTTTAAAAAATGTGTGGAAATGGGTACAAGATTTATTTGGGAAAATAGTTGAATGGGTAAAAACGAAATGGGAAGAAGTAAAACTTATTACAAAGCTTGCTTGGATTCTATTTAAAAAATATATGATTGACCCTGTTGTTAGCGCATATAATTATGTGAAAGGTAAGTTTTCAGATTTAGTAAATTGGCTGAAAACAAAATGGGAACTAGCAAAATCTATAACTGCTGCCGCTTGGAGTGTTGTTAAAGAAAAAATGATTACCCCTATTGTGGAAGCATACAACAAAGTCAAGAACAAAATATCTGACATGATAAACTCTATCCGTTCTAAATTTGACGATGCTAAAACAATAGCTAAAGAAAAATTTGATGATGTAAAAAAGGCGATAGTTGACCCTATTGAAAAAGCTAAAGAATCAGTAAAAAACATTATTGAAAAGATTAAAAACTTTTTCACTAATCTTAAACTTAAAATACCTAAACCATCAATGCCAGATATGCCGCATTTTAGCCTGAAAACAAGTTCTAAGAAAATATTTGGTAAAGAAATATCATATCCAAGCGGGCTGAATGTGGAATGGTATGCAAAAGGTGGTATTTTAACAAAACCAACCATGTTCGGCATGAATGGTAGTTCTGTAATGGCTGGCGGAGAAGCTGGTAACGAAGCTGTATTACCTTTGAATGCAAAAAATTTAGGTGTTATAGGTAAAATGATTGCTGAAACAATGCCTCAAAATGGCGGAGACACATATGATTTAACTGTAAATGTGAATGGCAATGTAGATAGGAAAATGATTGATTTAATGAAGAAAGAAATGCAAAAAATTCTTATTGAACAGACAAGAAGAAAAGACAGTAGTATGGGAGGTGTGACCATTTGAGGAGCGGAGAGTTCATATTTAATGACATAAATTTTTATGAAAATAATGTATACATCCAAGAAAGACCAGAAATTTCACGAGCGTATAGGAATGAGACAATTATCGAAATTCCGGGCAGGTACACACCTCTAACAAAATGGGATGGGACATATTTGCCAGTTGAGTTCACATTATCTCTTTTTCTAAAAGCAAGAAAACCGGAAACTGCAATTGAAGAATATTATAATATGACATCTAAACTACAAGACCCTGTTTCTCATCTAGCGAGATTCTATTTTGATGAAAACTATTATTATTCAGTAAAATTCACAGAAATAAACTTATCGTATCAGACGAACTATGTCGCTGGAGTTCCTTTCACCGTAAAAGCAACTTGTTCCCCCTTGAAAAAAGATTTATCAGGTATTTATCCCACTGATGTTGAAAATGGAACTAAAATTTATAACATCAATTCTAGTATATCTCAACCACTTATTGAATTTACTGGTTCAGGAAACATAACGATAAATGTGAACGGTACTGAATTCGTATTTAAAAATTTACTAACTGGAGATTATGCTATAGATAGTGAAGTGAGAGAAGTTTATCAAGTGATAGATGGTAATTTTGTATCTATAAATAATAAATATTATAGTAAAAATTCGTTCCCATTTTTTGATTTAGAGGAAAATATAATTTCATGGAATGGTAATGTGTCAGAAATGAAGGTGACGCCAAAATGGGCAAGCGTGATTTAAATGTACCGCTTTTATATGAAGCAAATGAGACGGAATTTTTGCATAGTGGCATCTGTTCTTTATCAGAAACAGTACGGTGTGAAGTGCACGAAGTTATGAATGCAGAATTTGAATTGGAACTAGAGTATCCAGTAAATGGTTTACATGCGCATGAATTGATAAATGGACGTTACATCTCGGCTTTTGTAGATACTCAAAGAGGTTATAATCCTTTTGAAATCGATACTGTAGAAAAAGACTTATTTGCCGACACATTTATTGTAAAAGCATCGCATCAAACGAATCAGTTGAGAAAAAAAATGGTTAAAGAATTTAAAGTAGATAAGGTTTCGTGTGGGATGGCTATGAATAGGTTGAAAAACGCTTTAATTGAACCTACAAGTATTCAATTTTATTCAGATATTGAAACTTTAAATAGCACGTGGTTACGTTTCAAAAATGCCCTAGCTTGCGTAGGTGGGGTAGAAGGTTCTATTTTAGACACTTGGCGTGGAGAAATTGAGAGAACAACAAATAAGATATCAATGTTGAAAAAAAGAGGAACAGACAGCGGCGTATCAATCGCATACAGAAAAAATATGACTGGTTTGAATATAAACACAGATACTTTAGACATGGTGAATGCTATTATGCCTTACGCAATAAAAGCGGTTGGTGATTCTGACACAGTTATCTCTCTTTCAGAGAATTATATATATTCACCGGATTTTGTAGCTGGAAACGAAATAAATGCAGTTGAAATTGATTATTCCTCTGATGAAAACGTAATTGATGAAAAGACACTTAGAAGTGTAGCAAAAAACTATTTTTCTAGTAGTGTCATTAATGAGCCGATTTTAGACTTAGAAATTAGTTTTCAGGATTTAGGACAAACAGAAGAATACAAAATGTTTCAAAACATGAATCGAGTTTTTATTGGTGATACACTCTCTGTGTTTCACGATGAATTGAATGTACAAACAACCGCTCGAATGGTTGAATTTACGATGGACAGTTTGAGAGGTGAATATGTTAATTGTACCGTCGGTAGTGTCAAGAGTGATTTAAAATCAACGATGACAGCAGGAATGGCTACAAAAGATGAAATAGAAGCTGGTGACAATCGTATGCAAGAATATGTAGACGATTTGACTAAGCAAATAACAGGAAACCAAGGCGGAAACTTAGTTATTCGTCCACCTGAAAAACCAGCAGAAATGTTGATTATGGACACTGATAATATTAGCACAGCAGTCAATTTGTGGAGATTTAATCAGATGGGGCTGGGGCATTCAAAAACAGGTTACAATGGTGAATACACTATCGGTCTCACACAAGATGGTAAAATAGTAGCAGATTTGATAGCGACAGGGACTTTAAGAGCTATTGACATTGAAGGCGTGACAATTTCAGGTTCAGCTGGTTATTTTGATGTTTTATATTCGAGTTTTTTACCTAGCAAGCCATCACCGCAATACCGAGAAGAACTGCAGATGGGCGGCGGAACAGGATTTAATTTACAAGCGCAGTCTACAACAAAACAATATCCCGCCATGCAAGTTAGACTGAACACAAACGGAGATTTAGGTCTTGCGATTGAAGCTGTGAACGAAAACACAGGTGCAATTGATGCGGACAGAGTTGTCAGACTATCACCGTTCGCGGGAATCGAAACTCCTTTGATTCAAAGTGACGGCTGGTGTTGTATAGGTGCTAATCCGGACGGGAAAACTGCTTCAATTGATCGTCATACTTGGACATCTGGCGGAGGTCCTCAACTACGTTATGTGCCGCATCGAGCTAGTAATTTCGAGACTGCTAGTTCAGAGGAATACAAGAAAAACATACGTAAAGTAAAGAAAACTGCGTTTGGTAAAACAGCGAAGCAAGTCATAAATGAAACAGATGTTTTCACTTATTCACATATTGCAGATGAAACAAACGAAAAGAAAATCGGATTTATAGCTGAACAAGCTTCTGATTCGCTGACTACCGCTGACGGAAAAGCAATAGATTTATACAATTCTGTCGCATGGTTATATCAATACGCAAAAGAAAACGAAGAAGAAAAAGAAGCATTAAAAGCAGAGGTAAAAGAGTTGAAAAACTTAGTAAATAAACTGGTAAAAGAGGTGAGCGAATGAGTGCTTTAAGAAAAATAAATGCAACATTGGACCTGAACAGAAAAACTTGGAACATTGAACGCATTGAAGCAGTCCAAGGTGATATTGATTCTCTAATGCTTGCAGTTCAAATCGTGGAAAACGGTAAACTAAAAAACTTAACTGGCTATAAAGCAACGTTTGCGGTAGTTTTACCGGACACAATCAACTATGTAATTGACGATTTACATTTTAGTAACGAAAAAATGAATGAAGGTTACTTTGAGTATACATTTGTAAAAGAAGCATTTTCAGTCGCGGGCGTATATGATACAGCCCGTTTTATTTTGCAAAATGAAGCTGGGACAGAGCTTTCTGGGATGCCTCGTTTTACGTACTATGTTGAAAAAGACCCACTTCAAGGAAAAGTAGTCGCAGAAAGCTATGTAAGTGATTTCGAACGTTTAGAAGCTTTGATACATGATGTTGAATTAGAAATTGATTCATTGCACACCGAAATTGACAAAGAAAGTGCTCGTCTTAATACAGAGATTGAAAAAATTGATGCAAAAATAGATACAGAAACGAGTAAGCTTCAAAGTGAAGCAGACGACTTACAACAGCAATTTGATAACATAAATCCTGAGCAATTTGTTAAAAAAAGTGGGGACATTTTGACAGGTGCGTTGCAGTTCGACGGGATTCCTACAATCTTTCAAGCGAAGCAGAGCAATGCTTGGTGGTATCGTCTAACATCAGAAAATAGCACAACTTATCAGCAATCTTTGTTTCCGACGATTGTCAGCGGAATAAACGGCGTTCAAGGCGCAGGTTATAACTTTAATCAAGCATATTTGAGGTTTAAAGGTGTAGATGTCGAAACTATAACAGGTTCACAGGCTAAAGCAGATAAAGCGCTTGCTGATGCAAAAACTTTTTTCGAACTAGCTAGTGCGGTGCAAAGCGTTACTTTGACGCCAAAAAACGGATTTGTTGCAAGTCAGCCTTTAGTCGCTCGATACATTAAGTTTGGCAACCGGTTTCTAGTTATTGTTAGCGGAATTGTAGGAAAAGGGACCGGGAACGGGACAGGTATATGTGCAACATTGCCAACTTTTTTAGCTCCTGATGCGAGCTGGAATAAACTTTATTCCGCTGCACAGCAGAGTACAGCAGCAAGTAATCAAGCGAATATATATCTAAGTGCGAGTGCTGATATAAATATTGTTGGTGTTGGCTCGGTAGACGTGAACACTGGACTTGACGGCATAATTTATTTAACTAAAGAGGTGACAACATGAGCGAGTTAATAAAAGTTTTTAAATATGATGCAGACGGTATTTTTGAACGTGACGACTTAATTGTTTTGGAAAAAGGGGAAAAGGTTCCAGATGGTTATACATTAATTGCGCCGCCAGTTCCTTCTGTAAATCCAGTTTTTAATGTAAAGACCCAAAAATGGAGCGCTGGTGAAGACGCAAGTGTTATGGACCCTCCTCCACTATCAGAAATAGAAAAATTAACGCAAGATTATGCTGACTTAATGCTGTATGTAGCAGAAGTCGAGCAGAAGACGGAACAAACGCAACAAGATAATGCAAACTTACTATTATCTTTGGCGGAAGCAGGTGTTTTGTAGATGATTAATTGGTATGAAAAAGTAAAAGATTATTTTGTCGGTGGCTACTATACTAAAGCAGATGTTAATAAATTCGTTACTTTTAAAAAAATAACGAGATCACAAGCAGATGAAATAATCGCTATGAAAGAAGCAAAAGCCGAATAGGCTTATTTTTTATGGACCGACAACGAGGGGATGATGAAAATTGGTACTTGGGAGCATATCGATAGCAGGAATGAGCGTGGGGGAGTTAATAGCTTTAATTAGCTTAATAGCGGCAATTGTGGGATTTGTAATTAGATGGGCATTAGTCGCACCTTTGCGGAATATGATTGATTCTCTTGATATAACTTTAAAAAGTCTTAGAGAAGAAATGTCTGAAAGCAAGAAAGATCGTATGAGTTTACGAGAAAAGCAAAACGACCACGATAAAGAGATTGCTTTGTTGAAACGGGAAGATAAAGCGATTTGGAAATATGTTACTGAAAAAAATGAAAAGGAGGTGAAATGATGAAAATCAATTGGAAAGTACGAATGAAAAACTGGCGAACCGTTGTGGCAACTCTTATTACAGTTCTAGGCGTCGCGTGGACAGCGGGAGGTTTTACTATATCTGATTTAGATAATTGGTCCGTCTTGTGGCTTTCGTTTGTAAGATTCCTAAATAGCCCAATGGCAATTATTACCACAATTGTAGCTGTTGTCGGTATTTTGATGGACCCAACAACTAGTAAATTCTCCGATAGTTTGAAAGTAATGAATTATTCAGAACCAAGAAAGGATGATAAATAATGGCATTAACAGAGGCATGGCTAATTGAAAAAGCAAATCGCAAATTGAATGCTGGGGGAATGTATAAAATTACATCGGATAAAACACGAAATGTAATTAAAAAAATGGCAAAAGAAGGTATTTATCTTTGTGTTGCGCAAGGTTACCGCTCAACAGCGGAACAAAATGCGCTATATGCACAAGGGAGAACCAAACCTGGAGCAATTGTTACTAATGCCAAAGGCGGGCAATCTAATCACAACTACGGGGTAGCTGTTGACTTGTGCTTGTATACAAATGACGGAAAAGATGTTATTTGGGAGTCAACAACTTCCCGATGGAAAAAGGTTGTTGCTGCTATGAAAGCGGAAGGATTCGAATGGGGCGGAGATTGGAAAAGTTTTAAAGACTATCCGCATTTTGAACTATGTGATGCTGTAAGTGGTGAGAAAATCCCTGCTGCAACACAAAACACTAATACAAATTCAAATCGTTACGAGGGTAAAGTCATTGATAGCGCACCACTGCTACCGAAAATGGACTTTAAATCATCACCATTCCGCATGTATAAGGTAGGAACTGAGTTCTTAGTATATGAACATAACCAGTACTGGTACAAGACATACATCAACGACAAATTATACTACATGTATAAGAGTTTTTGCGATGTTGTAGCTAAAAAAGATGCGAAAGGTCGCATTAAAGTTCGAATTAAAAGCGCGAAAGATTTACGTATTCCAGTTTGGAATAATACGAAATTAAATTCGGGAAAAATTAAGTGGTATGCGCCCAATACAAAATTAGCATGGTACAACAACGGAAAAGGATACTTGGAACTATGGTATACCAACGATGGTTGGTATTACACAGCTAACTACTTCTTAAAA